ATAGGAGTGCTTAATATGAGAATTAAACAAGCTGAAAGAATAATAGTCGAGGCTATTAAAAAAACTATCAATAGACCTAAAGGTCAATTACCTATATGCCCTTTTGCCGTAGGAACAATGGGCATTGGTAAAACCCATACATTTAAGCTCATGGCTAAGAAGTTAAAGCTATGGCTTGTTACAATAAATCTAGCATCTTACGAGCCGTCAGACATTGGTGGTATGCAAATGCCTGATGGCGATAGCATGAAGACACTTAGACCAAAATGGTTGCTGAGTGAGGCTGAAAGACAAGCTAAGATAGACGAGGGTTATAATGGTGTTATGTATTACTTTGACGAGTTAGTTCAAGCACCTATTCTAAACATGAATATTTTCGCAACTGTAGCTGATGAATATCGTATTGGAGATTATCATATTCCATTAGGAGATATCGTTGTATGTGCTGGAAATAGAATGTCGGATAGATCAGGTGTTAATCAAATGCCTATGCATCTTAAAGATAGAATAACTTCTTTTGCTATCGAGCCTAATCTAGATGATTGGACAAACTATATGTCAGCTAACAAGAAAGATCATAGGGTTGTTTCATGGGTCAGGTTTCAGCCTGAGTTTCTACATAAGTTTGATCGTGATGCTGATGCATTTCCTACACCTAGATCACTTGAGAGAACTAGCGACAT